TGAAGAACCGCTAGTTCCAGAAGAACCACTTGAACCGGATGTACCTGAAGAGCCACTAGTTCCACTTGAACCAGATGTACCATTTACACCGCTTATACCTGATGTACCTGAAGATCCTGAAGATCCTGAAGTACCGGATGAACCACTTGAACCACTTGTTCCTGATGAACCCGATGAACCTGAAGTACCAGATGAACCAGATGAACCTGATGTTCCACTAGATCCTGAAGTACCAGATGAACCTGAAGTTCCTGAAGAACCGCTTGTTCCTGAAGAACCGGATGAACCTGAGGTACCAGATGAACCACTTGAACCCGATGTTCCACTACTACCACTAGTACCACTTGAACCACTTGTTCCAGATGAACCACTTGAACCAGAGGTTCCTGATGAACCTGAACTACCGCTAGTTCCAGATGAACCACTAGAACCTGATGTTCCTGAACTACCGCTAGTTCCAGATGAACCTGAGCTTCCACTAGTTCCCGATGAACCACTTGTGCCTGATGAACCAGAAGAACCTGAAGTTCCGCTTGAACCTGATGTACCTGAAGAACCTGAAGTTCCATTTACACCACTTATACCTGAAGTACCTGAAGATCCAGAAGATCCTGAAGTTCCAGATGAACCTGAACTACCAGATGTACCACTAGAACCCGAACTACCGCTTGTTCCTGATGAACCACTTGAGCCACTTGTGCCTGATGAACCAGAGGTGCCAGATGAACCAGAAGTTCCTGAAGAACCGCTTGAACCTGAAGTACCTGATGAACCTGATGAACCTGAAGTACCAGATGAACCACTAGTACCTGAACTTCCGCTTGAACCAGAAGTTCCTGATGAACCTGAAGAGCCAGAAGTTCCGCTTGAACCTGATGTTCCTGATGAACCAGAAGTGCCAGATGAACCAGAAGTTCCGCTTGAACCAGAACTTCCTGATGTACCGCTGCTTCCTGAAGAACCAGATGTACCTGAAGAACCACTTGAGCCAGATGTACCTGAAGAACCTGATGTTCCATTTACACCACTTATACCTGATGTTCCAGATGAACCACTTGAACCGCTAGTTCCACTTGAACCAGAAGAACCTGAAGTACCACTTGAACCACTTGTTCCTGAAGATCCAGAAGAACCTGAAGTGCCTGATGAACCAGAACTTCCACTTGTTCCTGAAGAACCTGAAGTGCCTGATGAACCACTAGATCCTGATGTGCCACTAGAACCACTTGTTCCTGAAGAACCAGATGTTCCGCTAGAACCGCTAGTTCCTGAAGAACCAGATGAACCAGATGTTCCTGAAGAACCACTAGAACCGCTAGTACCACTTGAACCAGATGAACCAGAAGTACCAGAGGAACCACTTGTACCTGATGAACCAGAAGTTCCTGAAGAACCACTACTACCTGAAGTTCCTGATGAACCACTAGAACCAGATGTTCCTGAACTACCACTTGTACCTGAAGAACCGCTTGAGCCAGACGTACCACTAGAACCAGAAGTTCCATTTACGCCTGATATACCTGAAGTACCACTGCTTCCTGAAGAACCAGAAGTGCCTGATGAACCACTTGAACCTGAGGTTCCAGATGAACCACTAGTACCACTTGAACCTGATGAACCTGATGTTCCAGAAGATCCAGATGAACCGCTAGTTCCTGATGAACCACTTGTACCTGAACTACCTGAAGTTCCGCTTGAACCTGATGTTCCGCTTGAACCTGAACTACCTGAAGTTCCGCTTGAACCTGATGAACCTGAGGTTCCTGAAGAACCGCTTGAACCTGAAGTACCTGAACTTCCGCTAGTACCTGAAGAACCGCTTGAACCACTAGTACCTGAACTACCAGAGCTACCTGAAGTTCCAGAGCTACCGCTTGTACCTGATGAACCAGATGTACCAGAGGAACCTGAAGAACCTGAAGTTCCTGATGAACCTGAAGAACCAGAAGTGCCTGATGAACCTGAAGTTCCATTTACACCAGAAATACCACTAGTTCCAGATGAACCGCTTGAACCTGAAGTACCAGATGAACCAGAAGTACCACTAGAACCAGATGTTCCTGAAGAACCGCTTGAACCACTAGTTCCTGAGCTTCCTGAAGAACCGCTAGTTCCACTTGAACCTGATGTTCCTGAAGAACCTGATGAACCTGATTCTCCTGAACTACCACTTGTTCCGCTTGAACCTGAAGTACCAGATGAACCTGAAGAACCGCTAGTTCCTGATGAGCCACTTGAACCACTAGTACCACTAGAACCTGAAGTTCCTGAAGAACCTGAGCTACCTGAAGTACCGCTTGAACCTGAGGTTCCACTTGAACCTGAAGAACCTGAAGTTCCTGAAGATCCTGATGAACCACTTGTTCCTGAAGAACCACTTGAACCTGAGGTACCATCTACCCCACTAGTTCCTGAAGAACCACTTGTTCCGTTTACACCGGATATACCTGAAGTACCTGAGCTGCCGCTTGAGCCGCTAGTACCTGATGAACCTGAAGAGCCACTTGTACCACTTGAACCTGAACTACCTGATGTTCCAGATGAGCCACTAGAACCTGATGTTCCTGAACTTCCAGAGGTTCCTGATGAACCACTTGAACCAGAAGTTCCGCTTGAACCTGATGTTCCTGAACTTCCAGAGGTTCCTGATGAACCAGAGGTACCTGAACTACCAGATGAACCACTTGTTCCTGATGAACCGCTTGAACCACTTGTTCCACTAGAACCAGAAGTTCCAGAACTTCCACTTGAACCCGAAGTTCCAGATGAACCTGAGCTACCTGAGGTTCCAGAAGAACCAGATGAACCTGAGGTTCCTGATGAACCAGATGAGCCAGAAGTACCAGATGAACCTGATTCTCCTGAACTACCGCTTGTTCCGCTTGAACCTGAAGTTCCGTTTACACCGCTTATACCTGAGGTTCCTGAAGAACCTGATGAACCACTAGTTCCGCTAGAACCAGAAGAACCTGAAGTGCCTGATGAACCAGATGAACCTGAAGTACCACTTGAGCCGCTAGTTCCACTAGAACCTGATGTTCCACTTGAACCAGAGGTTCCAGATGAACCTGAAGTACCTGATGAACCCGAAGAACCAGATGTTCCTGAGCTTCCAGAAGAACCTGAGGTACCACTTGATCCTGATGAGCCAGAAGTACCAGATGAACCTGATGAACCTGAAGTACCATCATTTCCTGAAGTACCAGAGCTACCTGAGGTACCATTTATACCTGAAATACCTGAGGTACCTGAGCTACCAGATGAACCTGAAGTTCCTGATGAGCCTGAACTTCCAGAAGTACCAGATGAACCAGATGAACCACTAGTTCCGCTTGAGCCACTAGAACCTGAAGTTCCTGATGAACCTGAAGAGCCTGAACTGCCCGATGAACCTGAAGTTCCTGAAGAACCTGATGTACCTGAAGAGCCTGAACTGCCACTGGTTCCGCTTGAACCTGAAGAGCCAGAAGTACCTGATGAACCTGAGCTACCTGATGTACCATCTACACCTGATATACCTGAAGTACCTGAACTACCACTAGAACCTGAAGTTCCGCTTGAACCTGAACTACCTGAAGTTCCTGAAGAACCTGAAGTTCCGCTTGATCCAGAAGTACCAGATGAACCTGAACTTCCACTAGTTCCTGAAGAACCTGAACTACCGCTTGTTCCACTAGAACCACTTGAACCGGATGTACCACTGCTACCTGAAGAACCTGAAGTACCATCATTTCCTGAAGTACCTGAGCTACCGGATGAACCTGAACTACCCGATGTTCCACTAGAACCACTTGAGCCAGATGTACCATCTACACCTGATATACCTGAAGTACCTGAGCTACCACTAGAGCCGCTAGTACCTGATGAACCACTTGAACCTGATGTACCTGAAGAACCTGAAGAACCACTAGTTCCACTTGAACCAGAAGTTCCGGATGAACCGCTTGAACCTGATGTACCGCTTGAACCCGAAGTTCCTGAAGAGCCTGAGCTACCGCTTGTTCCCGAACTACCTGAAGTACCGCTTGAACCTGAGGAACCTGAAGTTCCTGATGAACCACTAGAACCTGATGTTCCTGAAGAACCAGATGAACCAGAAGTTCCGGATGAACCGCTTGAACCTGAGGTTCCTGAAGAGCCATCAATTCCACTTAATCCTGAAGTTCCTGAGGTACCTGATGAACCACTAGTACCTGAAGAACCTGAAGAACCAGATGTTCCACTAGAACCTGATGAGCCAGAAGTACCAGATGAACCTGATTCTCCTGAACTGCCTGATGTACCACTTGAACCCGATGAACCTGAGGTACCACTAGAACCTGATGAGCCAGAAGTTCCAGAGCTACCGCTTGTTCCTGAAGAACCGCTTGTTCCTGATGAACCGCTTGTTCCTGATGAACCTGAGCTACCTGAAGTTCCGCTTGAACCACTAGAACCTGAAGTTCCGCTTGAACCACTAGAACCAGATGTTCCAGAAGAACCAGAACTACCTGATGTACCTGAAGAGCCAGATTCTCCTGAACTACCGCTTGTTCCACTTGAACCTGAAGAGCCAGAAGTACCTGATGAGCCAGAAGTACCTGATGAGCCAGAAGTTCCTGAGCTACCAGATGAACCACTAGTTCCGCTTGAACCTGAAGTACCAGATGAGCCTGAAGTTCCTGATGAACCTGAGCTACCTGATGTACCATCTATACCTGAAGTACCACTAGATCCTGAAGATCCTGAGGTACCTGATGAACCTGAGCTACCTGAAGTTCCGCTTGAACCACTAGAACCTGAAGTACCAGATGAACCTGATGTTCCTGAAGAGCCACTTGTTCCACTTGAACCTGAAGAACCGCTTGTTCCGCTTGAACCTGAAGAACCACTTGTTCCGCTTGAACCTGATGTTCCGCTTGAACCTGAAGAACCGCTTGTTCCGCTTGAACCTGATGTACCTGAAGAGCCTGAAGTGCCTGATGAACCTGATGTACCTGAAGAGCCTGAGGAACCACTAGTTCCACTTGAACCTGAACTTCCGCTGGTTCCTGAAGAACCTGAACTTCCATCTGAACCACTAGTTCCACTTGAACCTGAACTTCCAGATGTTCCACTAGAACCTGAAGAACCTGAAGAGCCTGAGGTACCTGATGAACCTGAAGAACCACTTGTTCCGTCTGAACCACTAGTTCCTGAGCTTCCACTTGAACCTGAAGTACCATCAGAACCACTTGTTCCGCTTGAACCAGATGAACCAGAAGTTCCGGATGAACCGCTTGAACCTGAAGTTCCATCGCTACCACTTGTGCCGGAAGAACCGGATGTTCCTGAAGAACCGGAACTACCTGAAGTACCATCTATACCTGATGTTCCAGAACTACCAGATGAACCACTAGTACCTGATGAACCACTTGAACCTGAGGTTCCATCGCTACCGCTAGTACCTGATGAACCTGAACTACCTGAGGTTCCATCGCTACCGCTAGTACCTGAGGTACCATTTGTACCACTAGTACCTGAAGTACCAGATGATGGCATATCAGAATATTCTACTTCTCCAGTACCTGGAACATAAGTTACAACATATGAAGGGCTAGCTTCATAAGGTAAAGTTTGTATTAAAATAGGTTGTGCTGAACCTGATATTACTAATGAACCAGTAATTACAGCTGAACCTGAAAAGGGAAAACCAACCCCTGAAGCTGATACTAAAACAGTAACACCTTGAGTGCCCGCTATTATTTCAGTATATGTTTCTACGGATCCCGTAAAATTAATAAAGGGGACGTTTGCTAAAACTAAAGAGCCAGTGTAATAAACATCAACACTGCCTCCTCCACCACTTGTATTAGTTGTATATACACCAACTGGGACTTGATCTAAAAATCTTACTTGAGCCATTAACTTAAATGTTATCTGGTATAAATATTAGATTATCCAATTGCAGTTGATCTATTTTGAGTTTCTTTTTCAGAAGCTGTTTCAAATACAATTCTGTCTCCTTCTACATTTCCTTCAAATATCATTGCATTATCTGTTGCTTCAACTGAGAATATAATTTTGGTTTTATTTGAGAATTTTTTCAATGCTGTAATATCTTTTTGTAATATTTCTGGTATAATGTATCCGTTTAGTTTAATACTGAATGTACTTCTTACAATACGTTCATCATCTTGAGCTAATTCAGTTTGGAAACCAAATGAATCAATCATTGCTTTAAATTGATAACGTTGTGGATTACCCCAATAAGCATCAGAAGCATATTCCATTGCTTCTACTATTTTATTTAATTGCTCAACATAATAAGTAAATACAGCACATTCATATGTTACTGTTAAATAATCAGGCATTACAATAGCATAATACTCTTGTTGAGGTATTCTATTATTTAAAACTTTAAAATTATCGTAAGAATTTCTTTGAGTGTATTTTTTAGTAAATACTCCAAAATTATTGGGGTAATTAGCATCTAATTTATTAGCAATTTGTCTGTTTTTTGTTATGTCTGTTCTTTTAAACATAATCAAAGGAGCCATAATTTTACCTTTTTGATCTCTATAATAACCATCTTTTTGAAATGATTTCCATTTTTCAGGTGAACCATAAATTACAGGAACATTTAATCTAGCTCCATTTTGCATTACTGATGGTTGGATAACATTTTGGAAATAATAAAATACTGCCTCATCAATGTCTTGAATACCAACACTAAAAGGTTTTACCGTATCTCCTTTAAATGAAGTATTTAATGCTCTATTATTTTGAGGAGTTTGGTTAAAATTATTAGGATTACCCGCTTGTTGATAAGTAGGAGTTACCTGCTCGTTTCCAAGTTGTTTTTGGGTTTTTGGTATTGGTTTTCTAACTTGAGTCATTTTATAATCTTGATAATTCTATGTTAATTTTATCTGAAGGGGCATAATGGGCTTTACATATTACGGAAACATTGTAACCAAATTGGCCTAAATCTTCTTCATATGGGTTTTGATTAGCAGCATCTAAATAAGGATATTCAGGATCTTTACCTACAAAGAATTGAGCTGTGCTGACATTATCTATTTCCCAGTATCCATTTTGGAACATTATAATATCTCCTAATTCAGGATAAACATTAGCGTCAACTAAATCATCACGTAAAAATTTATAAGTAACTTCCCATTTAAAATCAGGACCAAAATCACTTACTGGATATTCAAACTGAGTTGTTTCAATTAAAGCAAATAGTATAACAGGATCAGCAAAATATCTTCCAGTAGATGATTCTCCATACATATTTATCTGTGTTTTGGTAACATTATACTTATAAAATACTACTTGTTGAGAAATAATTCGTTGCATCAATTCGCGATTTACGAATCGAAACATTGAAATATCTCTCATTTGTCCGTATAGTGCCATATTATCCTATATAAATTGTCATTGGGACTTGACTAATTTCAGCAACACGAGCTACTGATTCTGCTGCTCTTCGTTCAAGTAAAGATTGACGTGAAGTTTCATTAAAATATTCTCTTAATCTTGTTACTAAAGCATCTTTTTCGGTAGCAGCGGATGATACTAAACCATCACCATTTAATGTTACTTCTGCTCCAGGAATAGGAATTTGAGAATATTTGTTACGAGTTAAACCTAACATTTCTTTAGCTTTAGCTAAAGTGTATTCAAAAATCCAACTTCTACCTATTGAGTTAATTTTAGAATAGGTTGGGTTTAAATAAGGAGCATCGGATGTATTGGTAATTTTGTTGGTTCCATTCGTAAAAGCGGCATCAATTCTATCTTGTACTTTAATAAAATCAAATACTAAATATTGACCGTAATATAAATCATATTCTCCACCAAAATCATCTCCAGCATATCCTGTACCTGGTACAGGGAATACTGATAGTATGTTATTTACAATGTTAAAAGTGTAATTAGATAATGTTACAGTATTTTGCATTTCAATTGCTTGAATGTTTTGCATAGTGTAACTAGTAGGCATCATTAAATAGTTTGCATATCCATAACCAAATCCATAAACACCAGCCGCAGGAACACCTCCTAAACCCGCTCCTCCTCCTTGTCCTAACATATAAGGAGAATATAACTGATTAATTGCTGGGGGTGGTTGATACCAAACATTTTTTATTTCTATTCCACCCACAATACCCTGTTCATCTGCCCATTGAGATAAATCATAAGATTGTACTCCAGGAATTAAAGTTAATCTTCCTTTATACCAAGTCACATTACCACCGGCTCCTGCTTCTTCACCATATTGTTGAGATAATCTAACAATAGTAGCCATTGTAGGAGTAAATACAGAATTATTTACATCAATTCTATCTGATGCTCCTTCTAAAGATAAATAGTTATCTCTTAACTGAAAAGCATATAATTCGTTTCCATATACTGTTACTGCTTCTTCAAAAGCAGCAAAGAAATTTATTTCTTGTAATTCAATATTTTCAATAGGATAACCTAAATGTAAAGCACAAAAGTTAGATACTTTATTAGCATCTACTTTAAATTCAGGATCACTATCATAAAATCCAAAAGGAGTAGGAGGGGGCCAATTACCATCTACATAATAAGAAGATGATACTGCTGCAAAAGATGCTGAACCTGGCCATATTGGGATTACTGTAGATGCCATATTTTATTAGGTTGTTACTATATAATATTCTATACTAGCGGCACTGCTAGAAGGTTCAACTTTTACTGATTTAATATCATCAAAAGATAAACCTCCTATACTTCCTGTCATTTTACTTGTTGACATCATATATGAACTACCAGTTGATATTAAATAACTCATAGCTTCAGTAGAAGATGAAATAATAAGTTGAACGGGAACAGTTGTTGAATTATTTGTAACTCTAATGTATTGAATACTACTAGTTACAAATGTACCAGCTCCAGGAACTGAGTCCATAGAAAATAATGTGGTTACAGATCCTGAGGGAACACTTAAAATTCTATTATCAACATAATTAACGTTAGTAATAGTGTTAGTTACAGACGATCCTACATCGTCTCCATTAAGTGTTAAAATTTCGTATATTTGGGAAGTAAAAGTTGCCATACCTTTTGGGTATA